GGCCATGCGGGCTTCACGATCCTGGCGTTCTTTGGCGATGCGGTCGGCTTCGTGCGTGGCGTAGCGGCTGGCGGAGGTTATTTGTTCGGCGAGGCTAAACATGGAACACCCCACATGGCGCTGATTCGAAGACGGTGCGGTCGTCGGTGCCCAGGTCGAGGCCGATCCAGACCGGCTTGGCGATCAGCGTCGGGCGCTGGAGCTTGGGCTGGATGTCGAGCAGGCCGAGGCGGACGCCGTCGAGCAAGGCGATTGCCAGATCGACGAGGAGGAAGGTGAACTTGCCGAACTGGCGATAGCTCGGGTTGGGGATGTTCAGCGCCTTGAGGCTGGCGGCCACGTCGGCGATGTCTGCCGGCTCCTCTCCGTACAACAGGTTTTCAAGGCAGGCGGCGGCGCGGGCGATGGTGTGCCAGGCCGGGATTTCGGCGAGTTCGAGTTCGTCGGCCAGGTTGGTGAGGCCGGTGACGACGAAGCGGGCCTGGTATGAGTAGAAGATGGTGGGCATGGTCAGTCCTCCAGTTCGATGACGACGGCGGTGCCGAAGGCCGGGGAGACGGCGGGATCGACGCCGACGACGGCGGCCAGGATGGGATTGCCGGTTTCCGGGTCGGTGACCTGGACGTAGGGGGTGGCGTTGCCGGGCTGCTGTTGCAGCAGGGCGATGAGGTCGCGGTTTTTCATGCGGTCGCCCCTTCCTCGATGCGCTTGTTGGTAGCGATGTGCACGCCCTGGTGGTTCCATAAATCTGGGCCGACATTGGTAACGAACCGCCGGATGATTTCGCGCCCGACCTTTTCCGCGAACTTGCAGGCATCCGGGTCGCCGAATGGGGCTGGATTGACCTGAGATAGGTGCCAGAGAGATGCCAGATAAACGTCGGTGAATCCGGTTAGGTCATCCGGGACTTGTACTGTCACGGTGTATCCGCTTTTCATGCTGCACCTCCATGCATTTGTTCATGGATGGCTACGGCGGTCATCGCATGGTCATAGGAAAGGCGGCGGAAATTGGCCTTTACTTCATCTGGGACATGCGTGATCAGAAGGACTCCGAACTCGGGCAGGGCGCGCTGTTTGCGGGCATCGTTCCGGATTTCATCGAACTCGACGATGCGCGGAAGATTGAGCGCCTTGGAGATACGTTGCGCGTTGGTCGACTTTCCGCAGCCGGCCGGGCCGTAGAGAACGACGCTTTGGGCGATGTTTTTCATGCTGCCACCTCACACGGTTGATCGCCGGCGGCCTCGGCGATTTCCATGGCGAGGGTCATGAACTGGCTGTCGCGGTCGCCGTTTTCGGTGAAGTGGGTGAGGCACTCCAGCGCGACGCGGATGCCCAGCGGGTCGCAGCGTTCGATGATGGCGCGCAGGTTGATGAAGCTGGCCTCGCTGTAGAGGTTGAGGACGAGCAGGCGCAGCATGGCGCCGGACGGGGTGTCGGCGAGGATTTCGCGGCGGTATCTCAGGAAGGGGCTGGCGGTTTTCTGCTCGGCGGCGGCCAGCGCGGCGGCGTTGGTCAGGTTGTCGAAAGCGCTGACGGCCAGGTTGATCTGGTCGGCGTCGCCTTCGCCCCAGGCGGCAGTCAGGGTGCCGTCGTTCATCAGGGCCTGGATATTGGTGGCGGCGCCGATCAGGCGTTGCAGCTTGCCGCGGGTGATGATGGTGTTGTTCATGGTCGATCTCCTTGGTTGAAAAAACGGTTACTTGCCCGGCTTCTCGAAGATCCAGGCCTTGATGCTGCGGCCGTGGATGCCCGAATTGATGGTGGCGTTGGCTTCGACGAACTTGCGCTCGCGGCTGGTGCGCAGCAGCTTCTTGATCTCGCGCATGTCGGGGATCTGCTGACGGAAGGCGTCGGCCCTGGCGACGAATTCGTTGAGGTTGATGGCGATGCGGTCTTCGTCGCGGCTGTGGTTGAGCAGCGAGGTGGTGTCGTCCTTGCTCTCGATGAAATCGACGACTTCCCAGAATTCCTGGATGCGCGGGTGGTCGTCGTTGATGGTGTGCTGGCGCTCTTCGGCCATGCGGACGATCTCGGCGTGCACGCTGGCGATGGTTTCCTCGCGCATCTCGATGACGTGGGCCAGGGCATCGACCAGGGCCATCAGTTGGGCGTGGTTCTTGATGATCCGGAAGTGCTTGACGTTGGGGTTGGCGTCCAGCGTCTGTTCATGGACCGGGGTGCGCTCGCTGACGGTCTTGAGGATGGCAGCCTCGGCGCGGGTGGCGTGCAGGATGAAGCCGCTGACCTGCTGCACCGGGTAGCGGGCGAGGCGCTGGAAGGCTTCGCGGCTGGACTCGGTGTGCGGCTGCAGTTCGAAATGGACGTGCATCAGGCGTTGCATGAAGGCATCGCTGGCCGTCACGGTGGCGTTCTGGCTGATGACGATGGCGCCGCGGAAGGGCGGCTCGCGGGTGTCGTTGCCGGAGTTCTTGACGCCGGTGCTGCGCACGCTGCGGCCGTTGTAGGCCGTCTTCAGTTCGTCCCAGTCGAAGCCCTTCTGCTTGGGGTTCTTGTCGTCGCCGCTGTCGCGGTCGGATTCGATCAGGACGATGGGCAGGTTGCTGACCTGGGCGAAGTTACGGGCGCGGGCGGCGATGGTCGCCTTCTGCGGGTCGAAGCCTTCGTACTGGGTGCGGCCGCACAGACGCCAGAGGAATTCGATGATGGTCGACTTGCCGGCGCCGGGGTCGCCGACGATCTCGATGAAGGGGTAGGACTCTTGCAGGTCGCGGATCTGTTCGGCGAACAGGGAGCCGAGCCAGAAGGCCAGGCAGACGATGCCCTTCTGCTTGAAGCAGTACCAGAGCAGCTTGGCCCACTCGGGGTCGTATTCCTTGAGGTCCGGGTTGATGGCCAGATTGACCGAGCGGTTCAGGCTCTTGATCGCCATCTTGCCGATGTCGAAGTAGTCCTCTTCGTTGAGTTCATGGACGCGGCCGTCCTTGATGGCGATGTCGTCGAAGACCCAGGCGCCGTGCTCGCGGCTGTAGCCGATGTAGTCGATGGTCTTGACCGTCTTGATCGCGAACATCTGCTTTTCGAGCCAGAGGTCGAGGTGCAGCTGCGAGCCGGTGTAGAGGGCACCCGGGGCGATCGAGATCAGGCGCTTGGAGAATTCGCCGGAGGAGCGGACCTGCGTGCCGGTGAAGGTGTTCTTGACCGAGGGGCCGTCGTGCGGGAAATCGACGCGCAGGTAATACCACTGCTCGTCGGTCAGTTCGTTGGCCTGGTAGTAGAGGGCCGTGGGCAGGCAGTTGGCGATCTGGCGGACGGAGCGCGAGGCTTCGAGGGCGAGGTCGCGGATCTGCTCCGAGGTCATCCCCGACTCGTTGGCCTCGCTGATGCGGTTGAACTCGGCGTTGTATTTGACGACGTCGAATTCGAACCAGAAGAGGCGGTTGTCGAAATCGAAGTAGAACATTGACCACTGCTTCTGCTTGTACATCAGCGAGGCCTTGTCGGCGGCGCTCTTGGCGGTCAGCAGGCGGCCGCGGTAGCGGCAGTCGTCGATATCGGCTTCCTGCAGCCGGTTGGCCAGGTGCTGGTCGTTCCAGTCGCGCTTGGTGCGGCCCTGCTGGCGGATAACGGCGGCCGAGGCATCCCAGCCTTCGGTGCGGCTGCGGTCGACCCAGCGCTTGATGTAGGAGCGGCCGGCGGCGTCGCCGTCGAGCGCCCAGACCAGCCTGGGGCGCTTTTTGTCGTTGCTGGCGCAGTAGTCGGCGATGCCGGCGAGGAAGAGGTGCGGGTAGTTATTGCACGACATGGCCGAGGCGGCCCAGATGCCGTGGTGCATCAGGGCGATGCTGTCGAAGATGCCCTCGACGATCCACACCTCGTCATCCGGGCGCTGCATCGGCGGCGTCCAGACCGTGCCGGCATAGCTGGCGCCCTTGTTGAAGTGGGCCTTCTTGCTGCCGAAGCGGGACGGCTGGTCGATGATGCGTTCCCAGTAGTGGCCGTTGGCCAGCGGGAAGCGGACGGTGGTGGAGCCGATCTTCTTGACCGGGTCGTAGTAGGCTTCCTGGACGTAGGCGCCGGCGATGCGGTCGAGCTGGAAGCCGCGGGCGTCGCGCAGGTAGGCGTCGGCGGCGGCGTTGGGGTTCTCCGGCGTCTTCTGGTAACGGTCGCCCCAGTTTTCGAACAGTTCCGGGTAGAGCTCCTTGACGTGGTGCTCGGCGCCGCACTTGGCGAGCCGGCCGCACTTGAGCACCCAGGGGTGCTCCTTGCTAGTGAACAGTTCCTTCTTGCCGCAGGATGGGCACTTGCCGCCCTGCAGCCAGCCGCCGGTGGTCTTCTTGAATTCGAAGTCGCGCTCGATGCGGGGCAGGACTTCTCGGTAGAGGTCGTGGTTCATGGTCAGAAGGGCAGCCAGGGTTGGCCGAAGGTCTGTTCGTAGGCCTTCAGTGCGAGGTCGATGGTGCGATTGAGAGTGGCGCGCTGTTCAGATCCTGTCCGGTACCAGGTGACGACCAGGGCGGCGTCGCCGATGGCATCCCATGCGGCGCGCTCGTCGGCGTTGCGGATGAAGTCGATGAACTCATCGCAGCTGGTGCGCATGATCAACTTGACGGCCATCACGCGGTCCTCGCGCAGCGCTTGACCAGCGAGCAGAGGGCCGCGGCATCGCTGCGCATGCCCAGATAAACCGGGCGGGTCGTTGTTTTGCGATAGACCTTGAACGCCGCCCCTATTTCGACGAAATAGATGCCGGCGGCGCGGGCTATTTGGCGCGCTTCTTTCAGGTAGTCAGCAGGTTGTTTCGGCATGGCTGTCTCGGTTTTTGGGCAAAAAAAGTCCCTGCGTGCTGTTTCCAGCACGTCGGCGGGTGGTTCATGGGTGGGGGGCTAGGGCGTCAGCCGGTGGCCAGGCGGGGTGGCGGGTGTTCCATGCCAAGCTCCATTTGGGCGCTGGCCGCCTGCTGTATCGCGGCTGGCGAGCGCTGGGAGAGGGGGATATAGACGCCGGGCTTGGGGTTGATGGACGGCGCGATGGTGCGGACGGCGACGAGCTGGGCAACCCAGCTGTGCATGCATAGGGGGTTGTCGCAGGTGACGGTGGCTTCGCGGACGGTGTCGCACATCTGCTTGGAGCTGCGCACCGTGGAGGTTTCGCCGCAGTGCGGGCAGGCGACCCGCCATTGATTGAATTCGCTCATGACTTCCTCCGCTTCATCAGGCGGGCCATCAGGCCGCGGCCGCGCTGGACGGTGGCGGCCATCAGGCCGAGCTTCTTCTCGGCGTGTTCTGCCTCGCCGGCATGGACGCCGTCGATCAACTGGCTGGCGGCGATGTTGGCCTGGGCGCCGTGTTCAACGATGGCCTGGAAGACTTCGACGATCTCGGCGTGGGTCACCTCGGCATCGCCGTCGACGGTGCCGGCAACGTGCAGGTTGACCGGGGCGAGCAGGTCATTGACCAGAAGGACGCGGCGATCTTCCGGCAGGGCGGCAATCACCGACCATATGAAGTTGAAGGGGAGGAGGTTCCTGTCCTTGGTGGTGTCGTCCAGCCAGCGGAAGACGCGGTCGGCATTGACCCGCATGCGCTCGAAGGTGTCGGTGGTCGGCGGCTCGAAGGCGATGCCGGTGAAGGCCTGGCCGCCGATACGGATATGGGTCTGGACGATCTGGTCGGCGACGGTCTCGCGGGACCATCGGTTGTCCCGGCGCCAGGCTTCGACGTGGTCGCTGACGATGGCGATGGGGCTGGGGTGCGTTGCGCGCTGCATGACCATTTTTGTTCCCTTGCCTATGCTGTCTTCAAGGAAAGGCCAGCGGGGGAGGCCGAAGCCTCCCCGCCGGTGAAGTCTGCCGCCCGGCGGGTGGGGGTGGGGGATGGGGCGGCAGCAGAGGAGGACACTAGGGGAAGGCCTTTCAGGAAGGCTTCGCGGGCAAGGCGGGACATGGAGACGTTGGATTCTTGCGAAACGCGCTTGGCGTTCGCCAGCTCCTCGGGCATGAGGCGCAACGCAATGGGCTTCTGCGTTGCGAGTCCGTCAGGGTTGCGCTTGATTGGTTCCATGTGGATGATGCTGTCTGAGAGTAAGTGTTACACACTATAGGGGTGAAAAATACCCATGTCAACAGACAGCAGGGAAGAAAAGTCATCAATCGGATCGAGATTGAGGGAGGAGCGCGTCCGCCTCGGCCTTTCGCAGCCCGATATGGGCGAGGTAATGAGTGTCGACCGCAAGGTGATCCGGTATTACGAAGAGGACAAAACTTCCCCTCGCGCCGATCAGCTTGCTGAGCTGATGACGCATGGCGGCGATGTGGTTTACATCATCACCGGGCAAAGGCTGCCCCTCTCTGTTCACCAGCCGATGGCTTCCTACCTGCCGCGGGATACCGCCGCCGCTGCGATTTCCAAGCTGCAGCTAAACGAATCCGATGCAGAGATGTTGATCGCGCTGGCCAAGCGACTCAGCGGCGCTTGATCGTTTACTGCGTGAGCAGCTCCATCAGGCGTTCGGCCTGGGTGAGGAGTACCGAGAACGTGGCAGCGAGGGCGGCATGCTCCCGTCCATAATTGTCTTTCGCCGCCAGCGCGGCATGCACTGAGCCGAGGTGCTCGATCACGCCGGAAAGGTTGGTTGCTGCGTCAAGCGCTGCCTCAATATCAATATTATTTTTCATGACGTTATGGTTTTTGACAAAGAGCGAAACCATATTTGCATATTTTTTCATGACACAGGAACTATTCAACACTCTGTCATGTAGTGACGCCGTGTCACTATCCCGGGCCGCCGGTTTCAATTTAACTGGCGGGCATGAAAAACGACCACTTCAGATCGCAGTTCCGCTTGCCGAATGACCTCTACGAACGCCTCAAGGAGTCCGCCGAGCGCGAGGGTCGTTCGCTGAATGCCGAGATTGTCGTCCGGCTGGAGGCGAGTTTTCAGCCGGGTATCCGCGAGACGGTGGCGGCCTTGCTCGACGAGCAGACGCGGGTGCTGATCGAGGCGATACGGGAGGAGCGGTAGCGAATGCTACGGTCGGCGCCAAAAAACGCCCAAAAATGAAACAGCCCGGCATCGCATTGATGGCCGGGCTTTTTTTCGGGTTATCCCCAGAGTTACCCAGGGTTTCTGTGGATATCAGTCGGGGGCTTCGGTGAAGGTGACGTAGTACTTCTTGCCTTCCTTGAAGAACTCATTCGCGGCCGGGTTGCAGATGGACATTTGGCACTCGGCCATCGGCGTCCATTTTCCGAAGACGGCGTTTTCACCGTTCTCCTTGTCCTTCTCATAACCGGCATACACCGCGCCGAGGCGCAGCGTATGGAAGCCTTCAACGCTGTTGGCTTGCGGCTGATTGTGGTGGCACTGCATCTTTGCGACGACTTTATCAAGCATGGTCTTGCTCCAATCAATTGCCCTGGAGGGCGGGTGGTTGGGATTGGCGTTTCAGTGTTGCTCCCAGGGGGAAAATCCTTAGTCCGGGATCTCGGTCGCCTTGATCTCGAACTCCAGCTGCTGGGTGTAGCCGTTGTCGCCGATCTGATTGACGACGCGGGTGATGATCCAGTCGGTGTTGTCGATCTGTGGTTTGAAGCCGGTGACGATGGCCGGGGTTTCCGGGAAGAGTTCGGGGCGGCCATAGGCCAGGGTGAGGGTGAAGTTGGCCATGCCGCGCTGCAGGCGGCGCCATTCGGCGCGGGAGGCGCGGATGGCGTTGGCCCGGCTGGAATAGACATGGCGCAGGGTCTTGACGTTGTCGGCACCGGCCGGGATGGCGTTGGCGGTGCCGATCTTTTCGGCGTCGCGTTCGGCGCGCCGCTTGGCGGCCTGCTTCTTCTTTTCGTCGTCGGCCCGGCCGTAGGTGACGTCGCCGGAGACGCCGAGGTTGCGGTCGTCGTAGTGGGCCTTGACGCCGACGTAGGCGGCGCGCTGCGCCTTGTTGCCGGACATGGCTTTCCAGGCCTTGCGGGCGGCGCGCAGGGCCTTGTCGCGGCTGGCCAGCGTGCCGTTCAATTGCTTATGCTGCCCGGTGGCCGGGGCGGCCGTCTTGACCGGCTTGTTGCGCTCGGCGCTGTCTTCGACGTCGCCCCAGGTGACTTCGCCCTTCACCGCCAGCTGGGTGTCGTAGTAGAGGGCGCGGACGCCGTTGTAGGTCTGGCGGTCGGCGACGGTGAATTGGTGGCGGTCGCCGCTCTGGCGGGTGATCCGGGCGACGGGCAGGGGGACGCCGCTGGCCGAGGCGCCGGCGCCGGCGGGGGTGAAGAGCAGGCGGCCGTCCTTGACGGTGGCGATGGCGTCGTGCTGCTTGGCCAGCCGGGTCAGCAGGTTGGCGGCGGATTCGTTGGTCTGGTCCAGGTGGTCGATGACGACGCCGAAGTAGATCGGGCCGACGACGGACTTGAGGCCGTTCTCGATGGCGATGGTCTGGACGATGGCGCCGAGGGTGATGGCGTGCCAGGAGCGTTCGCGCTGGGTGGTCAGCCCTGCGCGCAGGTCGGCGGCGCGGGCGCGGACGATCAGGATGTCGGGGGCGCCCTGGTGGGTGACTTCATCGACGGTGAAGATTCCCTTGGCGACGGACTTGTCGCCCTGCCAGCCGAAGGCGAGGAAGAGTTCGGCGCCGCGCGTCGGCAGGTCGAGCGCGCCGTCGCTGTCGTCGAGTTCGATTTCGACGGTGTCGGCCTCGAAGCCGCGGTTGTCGGTGTGGGTCAGGCGGATCAGGCGGGGGCGGATGATCGCGTTGAGGCTGACGCCGTCGACGGCGATATCGACGAGGACCTTGGGATAGGGCGCCTGGCCGGTCAGGGTGCGGGTGTCGATCACTTGAGGTCGAGCAGGCTGAGCAGCTTCTTGCCGAGGGTGCCGAGCAGGTTGGGCTCGTCGTCGACGCGGCTGATCTTGAGCGAGAACTCGATCTTGCGCGGCGCGCCGTCGGGGAAGAATTCGGCGTGGGTGGTCGATACTTCCTCGATCACGAACAGGCCGTAGAGCCAGCCGGTGCCTTCGATCAACGGCCATGCCCGGCCTTCGTCGGCCATCGCTTCGAGGGCGCAGAGGCTGAGCTTGCCGCCGGTGATCTCGGGGTAGAGGACGCCGGAGAGCGTGATGCTCTCTTCGCCCCGGCCGACGAACTGCCGGCGCGGCCGCCCGCCGACGACGCTGTTGGACGGGTGACGCCAGGTGACCTGGCGCTGCAGCTGCTGGTAGGGGACGGTGCGCATGCCGAAGACGAAGAAGCCGAGGGCCATCATCATCGAGACTTGGGGGAGGCCGTACATGGGTTACTCCGTATCGCGCAGCCGGCCGCGTTCCCGGGCGGCCTTGTCGCGGTCGATGCGCTCCATTTCGGCGCGGATCTCGCGGGCGAGGTCGGCGTTGTTGGCGCCGGGCTGGGTGGCGACGTTGATGTTGTAGGTGCTGGCACCGTTCGGGCGCAGGATTGGCGAGGCCGCGATGGTTTGCGTCGTCGTCTGTTTGGCTGTCTGGCCGCTGTCGCCGAAGAGCAGGCCGCCGGAGAGGATGCGCAGGTTTTCCTTGAGCTTGGCGATGCGGCCGATCATGCCGTCGATCAGACCGGAGAACCAGGCCCCGATCTTGTCCCAGTTGGCGTAGATCAGCGTCGCTGCCGTGGCGATGGCGGTCAGGGTCAGTCCGATGGGGTTGCCGACCAGGGCGAGGGTGACGACGCGGATGGCGGTGGCGATCATGCCGAAGGCGCCGCTGCCGGATATGCCCAGGGTGACCATCGAGAACTTGAGGGCGGCGAGCGGGACGAGGAAGGCGCCGGCGGCGATGGTCAGCCCGCCGACCACGGAGAGCGTGAGCGCCAGCCACTTGGCGCCGGTCATCAGGGCAGCGGATAGCTGCGGGTGCTCGGCGGCCCAGTTGCGCACAGCCTGGACCATGCCGAGCGTGGTTTCCAGCGTGTCGGCGATGGCCGGCTTGAGGTGCTTGCCGAGGTCGGTGGAGAGGTTGTTGAAGGCGTTCTGCGCGTTTTCGAGGCGGGCGTTGACGGTGTCGCCCCAGGCGTCGGCCTCGCGCTGCATGGAGCCGAAGGCTTTCTGGTCATTGACCAGTTGCAGCTGGCGCCGGTATTCGTCGAGGTTGCTGGCCAGCTTGGCGGCGTCGTCGCCGAATTCCTTGCCGAACAGGCGGGTGGCGGCTTCGAGCTGCTTGTCGCCGGCGAGCGCCTTGATCTTCTCCAGGACCATGATGATGGTGCCGGTGGCGTCCTTGGCCATGCCGGACTGCACGGCCTTGCCGTCGAGGCCGAGCATGGCCAGCCCGCCCTGGAAGCGCTTGCTCTGCATGTTGGCGACGGCCAGTTCGCGGATCATCGCGTTGGAGGCGCTGGCGGCGACTTCGCTGTTGGCGCCCAGGCTGAGGAAGGTGGAGCCGAGCGCGGCGGCTTCCTTGAAGTTCATCTTCGCCATGTCGGCGGTACCGGCGATGCGCTTCATGACGTCGATGATGTCGCCGCCCTTGGCCAGCGCGTTGTCGTCGAGCCAGTTGATGGTGTCGCCTAGCTGCTTGATGTCCTTGATCGGCACCTTGTAGAGCTGGCTGATCTTGCCGATGTCCTCGCCGATCTGATCGACCGGCAGGTCGAAGGCCTTGGACATGATGGCGGTGGTTTCGGCGAAGGCGAGCAGGTTGGCCTTGCCCTGGATGCCCATGCGGGCACCGCCTTCGACGATCTTGGCGATGTCGCTGGCCGATCCGGGCAGGCGTTCCGACATGGCCTTGATGGCGTCGGCCATCTCCCAGTAGGTCTTGGTGACCTTGCCGTTGGTGTCGCGGGCGCCGTCCATCTGGCGGGCGACGCCGAGCATGGCGGTTTCGAAGTCGGCGAAGTCCTTGACCGACTTGCCGACCGGCAGGCCGACGGCGGCCCCGGCGGCGGTGATGCCGGCGCCGGCCCTGGCGATCTTGCCGGCCTTCTCGCGGGCGGTGGCGAGTTCTGCCTGCGCGGCCCGCAGGCGCTTCATCTTCTGGTTCTCGGCTTCCAGTGCGGCGGTCAGGCGGCGGCTCTGGTTGGCCGCCTCGGCGCTACCGCTGGCCAGCTGCCGGCGGGCCTCGGCGAGGTTGCCGGTGTCGACCTTGGCGGCCTTGAGCTTTTCGAACAGGGCCTGCTCGGTGTTGAGCAGCGAGCGGTGCTTGTCCTTGAGTTCTTCGGATCGCCGGGTCAGGCGTTCCATCTCGGTGGACATGGCCTTGGTCGGCACGCCGACTTTAGTCATTGCGGCCTGCAGTTCCTCGATCGCGCGCCGGTTCTTGTGGAAGGTGTTGGCGGCGATGGCCGCGTCCTTCTCGGCTTTCTTGAAGGCGTCGATCTGATCGACGGTGCGGTTGAGTTCCTTCATCCGCGCGGTGTTGTCGCGCAGCGCCCGGGCGGCCTCGCCGGCGGCGCCGGTGATGGCCTTGACCGGGCGGACGAACTTGTCGACCGCGGCGAAGATGACCTTGAGTTCGAGGCTACTTGCCATCGCCTACCTCGCTGCGTTGCCGTGCCCGCTCTCGCCATTCCGCCAGTTCGGTCAGCGGCATGGGGTCCATGTCGCGTGGCGACCAGTGGAAGACGGTGGCGATGTCGGCCATGAACTCTTCTACGCGGTCTGGGAGAGGGAGTCGCGGACCGTCGTCTTCTCCGCCTCGGTCAAGAAAAAATCGGAGATGCCCCCGGCCAGCATGGCGAGGTCGCGCAGGTTCATGCTGCGCATCTCGGCTTCGGTGATCTTCGGTTCGCTGATGCGCGGTACCAGGACGATCAGGGCGTCGACCTTGGCGTTGATGACGTCGCCGATCGACAGGCCGCGCAGGGCGCCGGCATTGGGTTCGCGCAGGATGATTTCGGTGATGTCCTTGTCGCCGCGCTTGAGCGGCGTGGTCAGGGCGATGGTGTTCATGGGGTCTCCTTGGTCTGCAACGGGCGCCCTCATGGACGGCGGGCGCCTTCAGTCCTTCCTCCCTGCGTAGCCGTCTGGCAGGGCAGTTCTCTCGGGGGGTGTATCTGTTACGCCAGGCCGATGGCCTTGCGCTGCTCGGCCAGCATGTCGGTGCCGTTGACGACGAAGATCATCGCCAGGGCGTCGATCTCGATCAGGACCTGGCCGTCGACCGTTAGCTTGTAGTAGCTGCAGGTGGTCTTGACCTTGGTATCGCTCTTTGCGCCGATCTTGGCGTTGCCGAAGTCGATTTCCTTGTGGCGGCCACGGACGACGATTTCGACAGCCTGCACGGCTTCGGTGTCGTCGCGCTGGTAGGCGCCGGAGAAGCGGAGCAGGCTGCCACCGATCTTGCTGGAGCCGTACTGCTTGACGGCATCGGCGACGAAGCCGGCACAGGTCCAGTCGATTTCGATCTTCTCGTTGCCGAGGTCGATCTCGACCGGCATCGGCATGCCGCCGCCCTGGTAGTCCTCCATCTTGCGGGAGAGCTTGGGCAGGGCGACTTCTTCGGCGACGCCCATCAGGCTGTTGCCGTCGGAGTACAGGTTGAACTGCTTGAGGATGTTGGGCAGGGCCATGATTTACGCTCCGATCAGGTTGGCGAAGTCGGCCAGGTAGCGGTCGGTGATGCGCTGGCGGAACATGAGGTTTTCGAGCGGCGGGACCGGCGTGTAGTCGTAATCGATGTACAGCTTGCCGGCCTTGAGGGTGACTTCGTCGTTGACCGACGGGTCGTACCAGGCCTTGCCGTCGATGATGTAGCCGAGGGCCTTGAGTTCGCGGAACTTGGCGTTGATGCCTTCGATGATGTCCTTGACCAGGGTCGGGGTCATCGGCTTGTCGACGGCCCACATGTGGGCATCGGCAATGGTGTCGGCGAGCACCTGGGCGGTGCGGGTGTAGTTTTCGAAGGCGAACAGCGGGTCGGCCGAGCAGGTGCGCGAGCCCCAGAAGCGGAAGCCTTCGCGGCGGATCAGCGTGGTGACCTCGTTGCTGTTGAGGTAGCCGGCGTCGGTCGAGGGGTCTTGCAGATCCCAGAAGACGTCCTTGCTGATGCCGGTGACGCCCTGGACCGGAACGTTCGAAAGCGTCTTGTGCCAGCCTTGCTCGTCGTCGATCTGGGCGCGCAGGCCCAGTGCGCGGGCGACGGCCGGGGCAGCGACGGTGGCGCTGGCCGTGGTGTCCCATTGCTGGAAGTCTGGCCAGATGACCATGACTTCGCGCTGGCCGAAGTTGTCGCGGTAGGCGACGGCGGCTTCCTTGGTGGCGGCGCCGTGGGCGCTGACGTAGGCGAAGGCGCGCAGCTGGATGGCGAGCGCGGCCAGTTCGGTGGCGACGGGCAGGGTGTCGAGGCCAGGGCAGCCGAGGATGCGCGGCTTGACGCCGAACTTGGCCTGGGCAGCGAGCAGGGCCTTCATGCCGGTATATTGGCCGCCGACGGTGACAGTGCCGATGACGTTGGTGTTGGTGGCGGCTTCGTCGGCCCCTTCGGCGACGCGGACGACGATGCAGACCGGGCTGCCATGGTCGGCGATGGCGTCGAGCACCTTGGACAGCGTGCCGAGGACGCCGGCCTTGCCAATGGCGGCCAGGACGTCGGTGATCAGGACCGGGGTATCGAGCGGGAAGAAGGCGGCATCGGCATCGCTGGCGGTGGCGACGAGGCCGATGATGGCGGTTTCGATGGTGCGGATCGGGCGACGGCCGTCGGAGAGTTCGACGACCCGTACGCCATGGTGGTAATCGGCGGGCATGGGCGGCTCCAGTAGGGTAACGCTGCCCATGGTGCCCGCCGCGCGCGCGGGTGTCGTGCGCTGGCGGGCGTGAGGGTAAGGCTTAGGTCATCCTGCGGCGGATCAGGGGGTTTCCGATGCCTGCAGCAAGGCGGCGACATCCGGGTTATGACTCAGGAAGTCGCGGAGTTTCGCTATCGGGTCGTCGGCACCTGCGGCGGCAGGCGCTGGACGATTCACCAGCGTCCAGGCATTGCCGGTCCAGCGCGGCCATTTATTGCCCGGGATATCACCTGGCGGCGGGGTCAGCGTGGTACGGGCCGGCAGCAAATAGACGCCGGGCTCGAGCGGGCTTTCGTCGGCGATGGTTTCACCGATGAACAGGCCTGCATGGTCAAATTGGTAAGCGTTTTTTGTGGGCATGATCAGTATTTGATACAGGCGAGCAGCGCGATGTTGCGAGGACGGGTTTCGCTGCCGATCACCGCGTGCTGATTCGTGGTGCCCGTGTATCGCGTTCCGGAGTCGGCGCCGGTGATGGCCTTGGTTTTATTCGAATTGCTCTCGCCGGCCACCCATCGGCCAGTGAATGATCCGGCCCAGCTGCGAACGATGGCCCACCAGTCGTCATTGCCCTCTTGTCCGAAATCGCCGGTACCGTGATAGTGATCCTGCATGCGGTCGCTCTGGTAGCTGGCGAATTCCCGTCCGCCGTCAACGTCTCTACCGTCATCCCAGCAGCGCAGGAATTCACCGCGGGCGTCCGGCAGGTTGAAGGTGTTGAAGCCGTCTCCTTCCCCGAAACTCGTCCCGATAGCGGCGAACAGGTCGGCGTAGGCCGTGCGAGAAATGGCGGCACCGTTGGCCTTCAGCCAGCCGGCGGGTGCAGAACTGCGGGCAAAGTAGGCGACGAGCCCGGCCGGCGCCATCTGGCGGGTTTCTGCCTTGCTGAAAACGTCAAGGTTCGCCCGCGCCAGCGCCTTGTTCGGGACATCCGACAGATTCAGGGTTCTGATCAGCGGATAAGGCGCGCTGCCGGCCGGTTCGTTCTGGACGGCGACCAGCCTGGTGCCGGCTGGGCGACTTACGGCCAGCGTGAACTTGGTCTCGTCGACGAGGTCCGCCGTCCATTCATCGCCGCGCAGCCGACTGCCTTCGATGTACACCGACAGCCCGTAGGTCGTGCAGACGGCCAGCGTCACCACCGTTTGCCCGTCCGCCAGGGTCTGCATTTCCTCGATGCTGTCCACGAACACGTTGGCGTCGGTGGGATCGGCCCACTCGGTGTCGCCGCAGCCGTTGGTTTTCTTTCGCAGGATCTGTCCGGTAGTGCCGCCCGGGAACAGCGAGCATGGGGTCACATTGTTGATGACCCAGGCCTGGGTGGCCACCGCCACGTTCGGATCAATCTGCAGCGTGACGACGCTGGCGTTGGTCACCATGAACTCCATGCGGACGACCGTATCGGCATACGCCCCTTCGCTAGCCATCGGCTTGTAAGTGTCGGGCAGGTTGCCGACGGCAAACAGCCCGCCGCTGGAATCGAAGACCCCGACTTCGCGCAACACGAAGCCGCCTTCGGTCGCCGGGATAACCAGTTCTGCGGTGAACTTGTTGGGGAGCTCTGGATCTTGATAGACCCTATTTGGAGCGGCGCGGAACAGCTCGCGGACCAGGTTGGTTTGGCTTTCGGACACTTCGACGAAGTTGCCATTGCCATCGCCGACTGCCATGTGCGTCAGGTTGATCTGCGCCATGGCCGCTTCGGCGGCGGCCATGGCGGTCAGTCCGTAGGCGGTGTGGATAGTGCGGAATTCGGCCATTTAAATACCTTCCTTCATTCTGAGCATCCGATTGGATTCCAGCCGGTGTTGTCGGGATCATCGTTCACAATTTGGTCTCGATCGAGGCAATCCTCGCCTCGGCCTCGGCGAGTTTGTCGACCAGATACGACATCGCGGCCCATAGATAAGGGGTTCGTTTAGCCTGATCCACGCCCCACGGCACGTAGACGGCCCCCTCGGTGTCAGGCGCACACTCGATATCGTCTTTAAACCAACCGCCTGGCGTGGCCAGGTCCTGCGATACGGCGTATGAAGTTTGGGCACCCCATCCGATTGCGTAGCCGCCACCGCGATCCTGTTTCCAGTTGAATTCCCTGACCGGGTCGGCCTTGATGATCGCTATCGCCGCCAATGGGTCATAGTTGCCGATAAATTCCTTCCAGGATTCATCGGACGACGTGGTAAATGCTGTCGCGGTACCGGATGTTGAGATCGACCCCACTTCGCCGTTCAAATTGTGAAAGACGTGGTGCTTCCGCGACGACGACGACCCGCTGTACGACGCCGAGGCCGGGTATGTCGAGCCTTGGACCCCGAGATGCAGGGCCGAGCTTGAAACTCCGGGAATTTTGTCGGCTAGACCGTAGATGGTGTCGGTCGTTTTTACAAGCAAGGTCGAGGCGAAGTCAAACACCACGGCATTGTTGACGGTGACGGTATAGGTCGCACCACCCGTTAACGCTGATAACCCGTAAGCCCCCAGAGACACACTCGCCGTTTTCGATTTGTTTTTCAGCAGCAGCGGGGCGGTGGCCAGCTCGTTGTCATCGGCAACCACCTCAAGCAGATGCACATCTTTTTGATGCCGCATGAGCGCCCAGACCAGCTTCATCGTGTCGGCGCCGGTGGCGGCAAAATCACCGATCAAGACCTGCAGGGCGAGATTCCCGCCAGCGATGCCTGTCTCGCCACAGGTGAAGGTGGCAAACCACTTGCCGTTGTGGCGGAAGGGCGCGATGTAGCCGGTCGCCCAGGACGGCACTGGCGTCAGCATCGAGTAGGACAGGCCGAGCGCGCTAAAACTTCCGTTTGCGTTATAGAGCGCGTCGGCGTCGGCCTCAATGTGCAGCAGGTGATTTTCGAACTCGGCGATAGCCCGGTTGCCACGAGCGAAGCTCAGGAGGTGGAATTTGTTCGTGGCCGAGTCGTACAGCGCGCCGGGCGGGTTAGCATTCAGATCGACGCCGGCATCGTGCGGCGTGCCCCAGTTGAGCATGTTCGTGGTCGTCCATACCGCCATGCGCTTGGATCCATCAACCATCGTGTTGCGGGCAATAAAAATCCACTTATCCTGAGTTCCGACGCGGACCCCGACATTCTCGGAAATAGCGGAGATCAAAACGCCATCCGGGGCGGCGACTTCGGTGACCGTGCTCCAGGTGTCGCCGTTATTGTTTGTCGTAAAGGCGTCAAGGCCTACCGCTGAAAGGTACCCATAACTGATAAATCCGAGCGTGTCGTGCCCGCCCTGGCTGGCCGGAAAATCCAGGATGCCGCCGTTGGCAGCCTGGAATGTGTATGGCGATGAGGTGGTCACCTCGGCGGAGGAAAAAGTATCGCCCTCGTCGTCGGACTTGAAGAACAGCGGGCTGAAATGCGTGCTGCCCTCGTCCTGGCGATTGACGAAAAACCCCATCCGGTTGTTAGCCATAAGGCGGGGGGCGTCAGGTCTGGCGTCGTGCGTTGCATTTTGATAAACAAGCCGGTCATTCACCCAGTTTGCGCCACCGTCGTAGCTGTCCCTGGCGCGGAGTTCAGCATTGTCTTTAATGCCATGCGTCGACGCCTTTCGATAGACATGCACCCACTTGCCGGACGGGAAAGCGACGACCCCGCCCCAGCCATAATGGGAATCGCGCATTTCGCCGACCGCGACCCGCATGCCGCTGCGTCCAAAAGGTGACGAGCGTTGATTGCTATAGGCGATCTCGGCCAAAACAGGCTCAATCTCATTTCGCAGGGTTTCGGCACCGGACACGCTGTCGATGAACCGTACCCGCATGGTTGTATCGCGCCCTGCGCCGACAACACGGATGTCGTAGTCGCCATCGGGGGCGGCCACGGTAACCTGGCCTTTACTACTGCCGGTGAATGGGTTGTCAATCGCGTTGCCGTCCTGGTCTTCCAGACCTGTCGCCAGCGTCGTGCCGCCCGGAAGGTATAGGTACACGGTCGGGCTGGGAATAACGTTGCCCTGCAGGTCCTGCGCGAAAAAGTTTTTTAGTTCCATGGCATCACAGGCAGATGGTTGTTTCGTTGAAGACGGTGGTTGCCCACTGGAAATTTGTCAGGCGAATGTCGCTGCCCAGGATGGTCACCGCGGCGCAGCTCACGCCGGCCTGGGTCGTGGCAATGACCTGGATCTCGTCGAGATGGCTACGCAGGTTCTTGGTGCGATTGATGATGTCTTTCAGACCGCCGATAGCGGATTGATCGATGCCGTATTGGTCGACTTCCAGCAGGACCCGGAAGGTGTAGGGATCGCCCTGCGGGATCTGCCTGAACCACTCCTGGACGCGGGCGCCGACAAACAGGGATCGCAATGCATCCTGCACGGCGCCGACAGTCCCCTTGTGGCGATGGACGTCGAAGCTGGTCTTGATGACTTCGCGCTTCTGCAGCTCGGTCCAGGCGGGCGACCATTCGTCGACGCTGAAGGCCCAGGCCAGCCAAGGCAGCAGCGACGCCGGACAGGTATCCGGGTTCCAGATTTCGCGGATGACGACGGGGACTTCTCCGGCGCGCCCGATCGCGTCGGCCAGCGCCCGCTCGGCCACGGTCGAGCTCGGCGGGAGCAGGTCAGACATCCGTGGCCTCGGCGACCGTGACCGTGATGGCAGTGCAGTAACTGGCCTCGCCGGTGCCGATGGTCAGGTTTCCAACCGGCGATGACAGGTTGACGCGCTGGACGCCTGGCTGGTGCAGCGCGGCGTAAATGCCGGACATCGTGACGTCGGCGCCGATACGGCGTTGCGATTCGGCGTAGGCGGTGACCGCCTCCAGGGCGGCTTCACGCACCACGTCCTGATCGGGTCCGGGCACGGTCACCAGTTCGGCGGTGATGTCGTAATTGACGATGTTGGCGGATAGCACGGTGACCAGGTCGGTCATCGGACGAATTTTTTCAGCATTCAGCCGGGTTACGACGGAGGCGATCAATTCAGGCGAGGCGGCGCCGGTCCCGGCCCGCGCAAGGACATAGACCGTCACGTTGCCGGGGGTGTCGCTGACCGCCTGGATATCCTTGACGTTGCCGTCAGCGCTCAGGCCGTGAAAGATATAGCTGCCTTCGCTGCCGGCGGTTGTATAGCTCTCGGGAGATAGTTGAATGCGGGCGCGGAAATCGGCGTCGGATTCGTAAATCGGGGCAACTGGCGGAATGGCGCTGGGGTTGCCCGGGCTGATGAGCAGCCGATTGACGCTGTAATTGGCGCCGATCTGATCGAGGTCGGTGCCGATGGCAAAGGCAAGCATGACCGCGCGGACGGCTTCGTTGATGCGCTGGCGCAGGAGGATTTCACGGTAGCAGCTTTCCTGCAGCAGCTTGACGATGGGTTCGGATTCGAGTTCAAGCGTGGCGGCCATTGAGGCGCGGTCGGCGGCATCGTCGATGAGTTCGAGCAGGCGGGCTTTGCGGGCGGCGAGGAGACTTTCGTAGTCGATGACTTCGACGACGGCGGGGGGCGACAGGACGGATAGATCGATGCTCATGACAGGGAGTAGGCCATGGATAGTTTCTGCCCAGCGGCCGGGCCGGTACGGCGGGAGAGGTCAAGGTCGATCGTGGCGCTGCCATCGATGCCGATGGCAATGTCGACGTTATTGACGCTGACGCGCGGTTCCCACTGGATGATGGCCATGACGGTGGCGGCCATCAGGCGCAGGCGGTTGGCGGGGTTGGATGGCTGGTCGATCAGCTCGGGCAGCAGGGAGCCGTAGTCGCGGCGCATGATGCGGCTGCCGACCGGGGTGGTCAGGATGTCGCGGATGCTTTGCCGGATGTGGTCGACCTCATCCAGGCGCCGGCCGGTGTCGCGGGACATCATGCCGGGCCTCCGGAGGTGCCGCCGCCGGGATAGACGCCGGTGTGAATGTGGGTATCCAGGACGATGCCGTTGCTGGACAGGCTGCCATCGGTGTGCGTGAAATTGCCGGTGACGGTGTTGGCGTTGCTGCCGCCGGTGCCGGCGAGGCCGTTGTGGTAGGTGAGCAGGTCGTCGACTTCGAGCTTGCCGGTGCAGTGGGTGAGCGGGGTGTCGAGGGTGACGCTGACGGCGGCCTGGATGCGGGCGGTCTGGATGCCGCTGACGTCGAGGTGGCTGTCGGCGTGGTCGTAGCTGACGACGGCGCCGTCGGGGAACTTGATGACGTGGGTGTCCGGGCTGTGGCTGGGCGGCTCGATGGTGGCGCTGTGCAGGCCGCGCAGGACGATGCCGCCGGCCGGTTCGCCGCTGGGCGAGAGGATGACGCACTGTTCGCCGACGGTGGGAGGGTCCCAGCTGGTGGTTGCGCCGGCGCGGTGCTCAAGCCAGGGCAGCCATTGGGTGACGAGGCGGCCGGTCTGGACGCGAACGCGTACCGCAGCGTGGTCGATGCTGTGGATGGTGCCGAGGCGGATGAGGTTTTCCAGACGGCGGGAGAGTTCGATCGGGTCCATGGCGCCGATGATGCCGGGGCTTTGCGCGCGCGGGGGGCGCGGGCGGGTGTAGGGCGATGGCTTACAGCCGGTCGGCGAGGTGGGCGGTGCAGATTTCCATGATCAGGGCTTCGTCGTCTGGGCTGATGCCGAGCAGCGGGCGAGCGGGGTAGTCGGCTTCGAGGCCGGTCTTTTTGTTAACGCGGTCGCGCAGGCCGAGGTGGTGCACGCGGGCGATGCGGGAGACTTCGGCGGTGAAGGCGACGACGGCTTCGTTGGGCGTGCCCTTGGCCTTGAGATACTTGGCGGTGCGCAGCCGGGAGAACATCTGGCGCTTGATTTTGCCCTTGCGGTGGCGAATCTGCTCTTTGCGCGGGGCGTAGGCGGTGCCGTCGGGGGCAACCTGGGCGGCGATGCGCTTTTGGTTGCGGGTGCGCAGCTCGCCGGCGAGGCGGCGGGCCAGTTCCTGCCGGGCGGCCGGTTCCAGCCCGGCGATCAGGTCGGCGGCGAAGGCTTCGAGGGCGTCGATATCGGCCATTGCCCTAGGCGAGCGGTTCGCCACCGAGGTAAATCTGCCAGAGCGGGGGACCGGATTCGTCGGGGAGTTGCGTTTCGCCGAGGTGTTCGCACTGGTAGCCGCCGGACAGGAGGGGCTTGACCAGGACTCGCTCGGAGAGGTCGAGGGTGATGGCGAGGTCGATCGTGTCGTGACTGCTGATTTCGGCCTCGAAGGCCAGGGCCTTGTCGCGGCGGACCGGATCCATCAGCAGATCGGGCTGATTGACCTGCAGCCAGAGGAGCAGCGGGACAACCAGGACGTCGGCCGGTTCGGCGAAGTCGGTGATGATGACCTGCATGGTGTAGCGGTATTCGAAGCCGAGGCCGGCGCCGAGCTTGGTGGCGACGGCGCCCTTTTCGATCAGGAGGTGCAGCTTGCCGGGGTGGGCGGCGAGGTCGGGGACCCAGTTGGTCAAGTGGGCGCGCAGGTCAGCGGGCTTTTTCATGGGGCGGTTCCCGGTAGAGCGCGCTGGCGGCGCTGCCAGCCTTCCAGCTTGGCGATGGCGTCGCGACAGGCGGCGTAATTGTCGCCGACGATTTCGAGGGCGGTAGCGTCTTCAACGGGGTCGGCGGCTGCATCAGCCAGGGGTCCGGTAGTGGCAAAGGCGGGCTGGCCGGTAGCGGCGGCGTCATGGAGCAGGCGGAAAGTGCCAGGCAGGCGGCAACGGATAGCAGCAGGCGTCGTTTCAACATAGCGGGTGATCTCCTTGGTGATGACTCGGTCTTGCGCTTCCCGGGCGCTGCGCTGGGCGGCGTTCTGTTCGGCCAGGCGGTCGGCTTCGTCCTGTTGCTCGACGATGCGGGCGGCGTAGGCGATGGCGACGGTGCGCTGGGCTTCGGCGATCTCGCCTTCGGCGACGTGGCGGCCGTGACGGTAGGCGCCCAGGGTCAGGCCGACGATGGCGAGGCCGACGACGGCCCATTTGGCGACGGTGGCGTTGAGTCCGGGCAGGAAGGCGAGGGGCAGCATGTCAGTCTCCGCTGTGGGTAAGGGCATGGACCGGCTCGCCGCGCAGGATGATGACGCGGTCGATGGGGCAGTGTTCGATACCCATGGGCGGGACGATCAGCCAGCGGTCGCGGATTTCGACCGGCCAGGCGCCTTTGTCCGGGTGGCGGGCCTGGTGATCGAGGAGCAGGGCGATCAGGTCGTCGCGGGCGATGGCCTTCATGCCGGTTCCGCGGTCGGGCTGTAGCGCTCGTAGGCGCGGGCGAGCTTGGTGTCGTAGAGGTTGGCCTTGTAGGCGGGGCCGTTGTAGAGGCGGGCGAAGTCGGCCCACTTGCGGGCCTTGAGGGCCTTGAGCAGGGCCGGGTCAGTCTCGATGAAGCGGGCGAAGGCGGCGAGTTGCGAGGCTTCGCTGGACTGCATGGCCGAGACGAAGGCGTCGATGTCGGCGAAGCCGAGGCGTTGCCAGTGATAGCCCATGATCTGGAACTGGCCCCAGCTGCAGGACTGGTAGGCGATGGCGGCCGGCATGACCTGCAGGGCGGTGGCCAGGCGCGACCATTCGGCGGCGCCACCGATGTAGCCGCCGCGTTGCTGGTTGATCAGGTTGGGGTAGCGGGGGTCGATGGGTTCGCCGGTTTCGTGGAGCAGGCGCCAGGCGACGTGGCGTTCGTAGAGGATGACCGGGCGGCCGTCGGACTGGAAGCCGCTGCCGCTGCTTTCGACGCTGTTGATCGCCTTGATGGCGGCGACGGGGATGCCCAGGCGGTCGGCGGCGGCCTGCAGGTCGGCTTCGGCGAGCAGCTTGTGGTTGCGGTCGCGGGTGGCGAGCACGGACAGGGTCTTGGGGCCGGCGATGCCGTCGGCGACCAGCCCGGCGCGGCGCTGGAAGGCGATCAGGGCGGCTTCTGTGGTGTCGCCGAACCAGCCGTCGGCGGCGATCTTGAAGCCGGCGTCGTTGAGCTGGCGTTGCAACTGAATGACGGCGGCGCCGATGTCTCCATTACGCATGACGGTCTCCGGGGTGGCGGTGGCGGACGAGAACCTTCAGCCGGCGGTCGCAGAAGAGGAGCAGAGCGATGCCGGCGAGAACGAGCAGGGTGAAAAAATCGACGGTGACGAAGCCGTAGTAGATGCCGGCGAGCAGGCCGAGGGCGCCGCCGGCAAGCAGCAGCATGGCGTAGCGGACCATCCAGTGAGTGCCGCCGACCATCCGGGCAAGGGCAGGCTCGGCGCGCCACAGGATGAGCAGGGCGAAGCCGAAGGCGGCGACGTTGATCAGGCTGGGGTCGGTCATGCGAGTTCCTCCGCTTTCTTTTGCCCGGCTCTCAACAGGGCCGGGCCAATGACCTTGTGGGTCAGGAATCCGAAGGCAATCGCGCAGGGGAAGCTGGCCGTCGCTGCGGGCACGGTGGCGGGCCAGAGGGCGAGGCCGGTCAGCCAGCCGATCACCGGCGGGGTGGTCCAGGCGGCGACCAGGGCGGCGATGATGCCGGAGGTGATGCGCTGGCGCAGCGTGAGTTCCGGCAGGTAGGAGTTGTACCACCAGCAGCCGATGAAGCCGGCGACGAGCAGCATGGGGTGAAGGCCGGTGACGACGCCGAAAAAGGTGAGGCCGCCAGTGGCGACGAGGGGGGTCGTTGGTTCCGACATTGTTTTTAGTCCCAGAGCTGAATGAGGGTGGCGGTTGATTCGGCGGCGGTTTGTTCGGGCAGGGTGACGAGCTGGCCGTTGGGCAGCACCGGGCCGAGGGCAGCGAGGCCGGGATTAAGTTCGAGGGCGGCTTCGACCTGGGCGCTGCTGCCGAGGTGGCGGTAGCAGAGGCTGTCAAGGGTGTCGCCCTGGTGTGCCCGGACTTGCATCAGATTAGCTCGATGGTGCTGCGCGGGCGGCCGACGATGCCGGCGAGCGCGAAGTGGTGGTCGCGGCGGCAGTCGTCGATGGGGTCGGTCAGCGCGTCGGCCTTCTTGTCGCCCTTGGCGGTGCTGTCGAAATCGCGCAGGCGTTCGAGGAGCAGGGCCTTGGCGAGGCAGCCGACGGCGCGGCGGAAGCGATGGACTAGGACGCTTTCGCCGTCGATCGAGACCGCACTGATGCCTTCCAGCGAGGTTTCGCCGGCTTCGATCTTGGCGATCTTCCATTCGGCCAGGGCTTCGATGGTGGTGCTGGCGGCTTCGATGATGACGGCGCGCAGGCGCGCGGGCGGGATGGTGTTGTCGATGCGCTGGGCCTCGCGGATGTCGACGGGGTCGATGGCGGGCCAGAATTCGCCGAGGCCGAGCGGCGGCTCGATGGCGGGCGTTGATGGGGCGGAGACGATCATGGTCGCGGGCAGGGGAAGGTTTGTATTCCGGCCATGGTGGTCTGCCTTGCGCGCGCGGGGAAGGCCGGCGGGGTGTAGGCCGCCGGCCTAGAGCATCAGGCGACGAAGCGGGAGGGCTGGACGGTGATGGCGCCGTCGACGATGGCGCGGTTGCCGGCTTCGACGCGGTAGTACCAGTTGCCGCTGCCGGTGAGCGGGATCTCGATGTGGTAGATGCCGGCGGCGTCGCGGGTGAAGGCGCCCTTGTCGTAGATGGCGACGGCGGCGGCCGGCGGCTTGACGAGCAGGCGCAGGGTTTCCGGGTCGTACGGGTCGCCCTCGTGATCGGCCGCGACGAGGTTGAGCCGGGCGGATTCGCCGACCGTCCACGGCTGGCCGATGGCGCGCCGGGCGATGACGGTGAGCGTGGCGAGGCGGGTCAGGAAGGCGGTGGCGTCGAAGGGGGGGGCGCCGGGGTCGGTTGTCGAGCCGCTGCCTGCGCCGGTGCCTGTGCCGCTTTCGGCGGTGGCTTCGCCGGTGGCATCGGTGGTGTTTCCGGAGCCGGCGCCGAGGCCGGTGCCGGTTTCGCCTTGGGCATCGCCGCCGGTTTGCGTGGCGTAGCCGTCATCGCCAGCACCGGCGCCGGCACCAGTGCCGTCACCTGTTTCAGCCAGGGCGTCGCCAAAGGCGTCTGCCCCTGTGCCGGCGCCAGCGCCCGTGCCGGTGCCAGTTTCAGCCATGCCGTCTCCGGTGGCATCGGCGCCAGATCCAGCCCCGGCGCCGGTGCCGGTGCCTGTTTCGGCGATGGCGTCAGCGGTCAGCGCGGCATAGATACGGGCGGCGACCTCGATCATTTCGGCGTCGGTCGTGTAATGCACGGCCGTGGTGATGCCGTCCATGTCGCCGCCGGGGCGGACGTTGGGGTTGGTGTCCCAGATTTCCTGCACGCCGGCACGGATGGTTTGGACCTGCGTGCCGTAGCCGGCGAAGTCGTGCACCTTGACCAGGTAGATCTGAGACGTCGGGTTACGTGCGGCCAGCGCATTGAGGTAGGCGTTGGCGCGAGCGACGAAGGTTGCCTGGCTGACGGCGCCGATGGCGTCGTTGGCGCCGAGCAGTACGACGATGGCGTCGACGCCGCCGACCGCGTCGATCCGCGCCTGCGATGCGCCGTAGAGGGTGGCTGTGTCTTCGTTAGGTGCCCAGTTCAGGGTCTGGGAACCGCCCTTGCAGTTGGGGACGAACAGCGTGGTCTTGCCGGCCGCGTAATAGTGCTGCGCCAGGCGGGGCAGGATGGACCCCTTGGAGCTGGTGCCATCGTCAAGCACCGGGTAGGTGTGCGTCCCGCCGGCGGTCGGATCGGCGAGCGGGACGATCTGCCCGGCGCTGTTGAGCATCCACGCGCCGTCGGGCGGCCCTGGTTGATTGTTGGTGGCGCGGCCGTCGCCGTTCGAATCGCCGGTGAAGGTGATGACGATATCGGTAGTCGGGAGAACAAACGCATCGGCGCCAGTACCGGCCCCGGCGCCGGTGCCAGTGCCGGTTTCGGCCAGGGCATCGCCAAAGGCATCCGCGCCGGTGCCGGCACCGATACCGGTACCGGTGCCGCTTTCGCCGGTGGCGTTGGTGCCGCCTCCGGCTGCAAGCAGGCGGCGGCCGAGGATTTCTTTGCCGAAAACACCGACGATGAGCGACATTTAGGCGGCCCGGGCTGCGACGAGCGGGATATTCGGATATGAACTGGCGATCCGCCCGGTGATCGTCGGATTGTCGCCAAATGCCGTTCCGTTGGTCCGATTGACGTACTGGATATGCTGCGGGCTGGCGAGGTCTGCGACCAGGGAGCCGTCCATCGACCCGGTACCATCCTTGACACGGCCAGGCTGACCAGTCGTGTTCGACCAGTTGGCCATGAAGAAAACGTCACCGATGGGCAGGCGCTGGGCGGCCTTGGGGAGCGCGCCGAGGGTGGCGGCCGAGAGCAGCATCGGCGTCATGCCGGCGATCAGCGTGACACCTTGCCAGCCGAGCAGCAGCTTTCCCGCCTTGCCGGTTGCCCAATTGACCTCGAAAACCGCGAAATCGATGACGCCGGAAGCAGCGGAGGCGTGCATGGCCAGTTGGTCAATTTTCTGATTGACCACGATCCTGTCGCGCCAGAAGTAGTCTCGATTGACTGCGCCGACGGTCCAGGTGGCCGAGGAAACCTTGTTATTCGGGCCAGCCGGGTCGAACCACAGGTTTTCGCCGGGGCCACAGACCGGCGCATGGGACGTAATGATGTCGGTGGCGCCACCCGAGCAGTAAATGACGCAGCCTGCCGGGATGCTGCCGAAGCTGGCAGGATCGGTGGTGTAGTCCGCGCCATCAAAAGTCGCGAATTCCATCACCCGCGTAAAACCTCCGGCACCGGTTGAAAAGCCGACGCCGCGGCAAACCATCTGCCCGGTACTTTCGATGGCCACAACGTAGTGAATCGGCGAGCCGACCGGCGCGATGGCCGACATGCGCGGATTGCCGGCAACGTCGCCCAGGGTCAGCGCGGCTGCCGTGCCGGGCGCGCCGGAAATGCTCTGAAGGCCTAGTTCGCGCATGCTGGATCCGTGGTCAGTAGTTGGAGAATTCGAAGTTGATCAACGGCGCGGTAAAGGTGCCGTTGGTGCTGGTGATATCCGTGCTGTATTGCGCGTAGCCGATCAGCGGGTCATTAGCCGCGACACCGGTGCTCTTGTAGACATAGACGCCGCGAGCGGTGACGGTGGCGCCCGACCATTGAATCTGCGGCATGGTGATGACCAGCTTGTGATTCGTGGTGTCCTTGACGACGCTGAGCGTGCAGGTCTGGCCGCCGGCGGTGTAGCCGGTGCCGGTAACCTCGGTGACATGGCTGCGGCGGCTGTGATTGACGCGGTCGTGGGTGTAGCCCGGCGCGGTCAGGCCGCACTTGATGGTGTCGGTATCCAGGTCAATGACGCCGGTAACGGCTTCGAAGAGGAAGCTGTCGGGGACGTGGACGGTGGCGGCGGCGTGCGCCGAGGACATGAAGCCGCCGAAGATGCAGGCGGTGGCGAGGGCGAAACTAACCAGGGTGGCGCGGAGGTTTTTCAGCATGATGGGGTCCTTTTCGGTGGTTCCGGGGTGGGCGGTGGTCGGGGAGCGTGGCTGGGCCAAGGAGATAACCCGGCGTGCTCCCCGAGCCGCCCGGGTGCGGGGTCCGCTCGGTTTCAGGGGCCTTCGGTTTTGGCCGTGGCGTCGGCGGCGACCTGGGCGGTTGAGTTCTTGATGGCCGTCTCCAGCCGTTCGATGTCTTTCTTGACGCCGACCTTGTCGTGCAGCTGCAGGGCGCGGGTCAGGGCGTCGCGGGCGTTGGTCAGCAGGCGGGCGTCGTTGAGTGCGGTGCCGGCGGCGCGCTGGGCGTAGCCGTAGGCCTTGAGGAGCTTGGCCTTGACTTCGTCGGGCATGTCGCTGTCGGCGGTCAGGTTGAGCGCCTGGAAGAGGTGCGGCTGCAGGGCGACCTGGCTGGCATCGTCCTGCTTGAGGGCGTAGTCGGCGATTTCTTCGGCCAGTACGCAGGGGACGTCGCGCTTGTACTGGTCGGGCATGGTGAGCTTGCCGGCGATGGCGTAGGCGCCGATGCGCAGGGCGAGGTCGAATTGGCCGATGTCGATGGCCCAGACGAAGACGGTCATCAGGACGTCGTCCTGCCGGCCGCTGTCGCCGGCGAGGACGCCTTCGATCCAGGGGAGGTACTCAGGGAGCAGCTGGGCCTTGACTTCGGCCTTGCGCTCCATGGACTGGACGTCCTTGAGGCGGCGCTTGTCTTCGGCGAGCTTGTGCAGCATGAGTTCGTAGGCGTTGGCGGCGTTGCGGTCGAGGGGTTGGTCTTCGGCCGGGGTTTGGGCGGCGGCCATGGCGTTCTGGTAATGGGCTTTGGCGGGGCTGATTCGCATGGTTTCTCCTTGATCTGATGCCGGGCGGCGCGGGGCCGCCCGGTTCTACGGCGGCGGATTTAGGCCCAGCCGCCAGCGCCGTCCGGCAGCTTGATGTTGATCGCGGCACAAGCGGCAGAAAGGTCTTCGATGACGTAGTCCTCGTTGACCGATTCGAAGGTCACAACCCGGTCGCGCTCCGGGTTGTCCTTGATGGTCATGCGGCGGGAGCCGGACTGCCAATAAACAGACAGGTTGGAGCCGCCGCTCTTGCCGACCTTGGTGATGAAAATGGTGCGAGCCGGGAAGAACGGCACTTCGATGACGCCCAGGCCGCCGAGTTTCTTGGCGGACAGCATCTTGTCGAGTTCGTTGGATTCGCTCGGCGTGCCCCCATGAGCAGCGACCAGCGGGAAATACTTTTCGTCGAGCATGTCTGCCGAGCAGTGGGCGAGGAAGGTGTTGTCGCGGGCAAACCACGGAGCGAGCAGGTTGGAGCGCATGTCGTAGACCAGCGCGTCCATGTTCTCGTAGTCGCCGCCGGGGCCGACCTTGATGGAGCCGGCAACGGCGCCTTGAGTCATGTAGCGCGCAGCGGCTTCGGTCTGCAGTTTCTTCAGCCAGCCGATGTTGACGTCCTGCAGCAGCGGGTTGGCGACACGGTCGGAAGTTGCGGCGCGGCTGGTGCCGTTCCAGCCGATCATCAGGCGGTCGCGGCCCTGTTGTTCAACGCGTAATGCCTGCATGCGCAGCTGGAAGTCGGGGAATTTCGCCCACATGTCGAGCGTCTGGTAGCGCACGAAGGTGTCGAAATCTGTCTTGGCACACTCGTAGAACTTGTTGTCCAGGCTGGTCGGGTCAATCGGTGTGCGCTCCTGGACATTGGTGTCCGTGCGGCTGGCGATGGAGCCGGTGGACATGCCGATTTTCTCGCCCTTGATTTCGTCGACAGGGTAGTTGTTGACGTTCTTCAGGTAGGCGGAGCTTTCCTGGATGCGAGTTTCCAGCTTCTGCTGAATGGTCGGCGTGACGGTAAATTGATCAGCCGGATCATCCGAACCGTTGAGGTTGGCCATGTCGACACGGTACTGATTGAATACTTTTCTGGTTTCCTGTTTCACTTTTTAACTCCTGATTTCGTGATTTTTGAAATGGTTCAGCAGTCGGCCTTGACCTGGCCGTCGCCGCCAGTGGCGGGCGGTCGGCCCTTGTCGTCGCCGTCGGTGTTGCCGAGCTTGGTCTGCAGGGCAGCGAAGTCGGCGGCGAACTTGGCCTGGGCTTCCTTGATTTCATTGCCGCCGGCAGCCAGGTCGGCGAGTTGCTGCTCGATGCTGGCGAAGTTTTCGAGCAGGCCTTTCTGGCTCAGCGCGACAGCTTCGATGGCGCTGGATTGATCGGCGAAGCGGTCGTCGGCTTCTTTCTTGCCCAGGCCGAGCAGGTCCTTGACCTTGGCGAAGAGGGAGTCGCCAGCGGTTGGCTTGGCGTCGGATTCGAATTCGATGGCGACTTCGTCGGCGAAGGCGTAGCGCTCGCCCTTGGCGTCGGCAACGCTGAATTTCATGGCTTCGGTGCCGATGCTGGCCGGGGTGTTGGTGAAGGCGAGGCCGGAGAGGTAGGCGACGCCCTTGCCGATGAAGTCGTGCAGGACTTCCATGCTGGCGAAGCATTTCTGGCCGGCCTTCTGCAGGGCGACCAGTTTGTCGTTGGCTTCGACGACGGCCATCAGCTGCAGTTTCTTGTCGCCCATGATTTCTACTTCTCGGGTGGCCAGGCTGACGACCTTGCCGTAGGCGCCGAAGACGCTGTCGGGCAGGCTGGAGAGATAGTGCTCAAGATTGGCGACGGCGGTGTAGACCTTGGGGTCGTAGTTCGCCGCCATCTGGGTGATCCAGTCGCGGCTGATGACGCGGCCGTCGATGGTCTTGCCTTCGGTGGCGATGGCAAACGGCTTGGAAAGCTTCATGGTGTCTGGCTCCGGGAATTGATCGGTCGGGTTGATCAGATTGACCGGGCCAGTTTCGGGGAGCCGTCGCGCGGGGGCAAAGGCTTGCGGGTGTAAGCCTTTTTCTTACATCCGGCGGCTTGATGATGATGTCGCGCGCGCGGGTAGCCTCGGCTTCCATGACTGCTGCCTTGCCTGCTTCTTCCTTGCCGCCGGAGATCGATCCGCGTCGCCGTGCCCGTGATTTGTACTGGCAGGGCTGGCGCGTGATCCGCATTGCGGAGCATCTGGGAGAGAAGCCTTCGACGATCCACAGCTGGAAGCGTCGGGACGATTGGGATGCATTCGACCCTGTTGAGCGCGTCGAGTCAAGCATCGAGGCGCGCCTGATGATGCTGGTGGCGAAGACGGACAAGGAGGGGTGCGACTACAAGGAGATCGACCTGCTGGGCCGGCAGATGGAGCGCCTGGCGCGGGTGAAGAAGTATTCGAAGGGCGGCGGCAACGAGGCGGATTTGAACCCGGCCGTCGAGAACCGGAACGCGAAGACGCGGGCGGGGACGCGCAAGCAGCCGGCGCGCAATGCGATCAGCGAGAGCCAACAGGAGGAACTGGTCCAGGCTTTCATGAAGTCGCTGTTTCCGTACCAGGAGAAGTGGTACCGGAGCGGCCTGGTGCAGCGGGTGCGCAATCTGCTGAAGTCGCGGCAGATTGGGGCGACGTGGTATTTCGCCCGCGAGGGGCTGATCGATGCGCTGGAGACGGGGCGGAATCAGATTTTCCTGAGCGCGTCGAAGGCCCAGGCGCATGTGTTCAAGGGCTACATCAAGCAGTTTGCGGCGGATGTGGCGGACGTTGAGCTTTCCGGCGATCCGATTGTGTTGCCGAACGGGGCGACGTTGTATTTCCTGGGCACGAACAGCCGGACGGCCCAGTCGTATCACGGCAACGTGTACATGGACGAGTATTTCTGGATCCCGAAGTTCCAGGAGTTCCGGAAGGTGGCGTCGGGGATGGCGATGCACAAGCATTGGCGCCTGACTTACTTTTCAACGCCGTCGGCGGTGTCGCATGAGGCTTATCCGTTCTGGACCGGGGATCTGTTCAACCGGGGCCGGGCTGCGGCGGACAAGATCAAGCTGGATGTGACGCACCCGGCGCTGAAGGATGGCCGGCTTTGCGAGGATGGCCAGTGGCGCCAGATGGTGACGGTGCTGGATGCGCTGGCGGGCGGCTGCAATCTGTTCGATATCGAGCAGCTGCGCCAGGAGTATTCCGCGGACGAGTTCCTGAATCTGCTGATGTGCGAGTTCATCGACGACGGGCAGAGCGTTTTCCCGCTGGCAACGATGCAGCGCTGCATGGTGGATTCCTGGACGTTGTGGGAGGACTTCAAGCCGTTTGCGGCGCGGCCGCTGGGGTGGCGCGAGGTGTGGATCGGCTACGACCCGAGCCATACCGGCGACTCCGCGGCGCTGGTGGTGGTGGCGCCGCCGGCGGTACCGGGCGGCAAGTTCCGGATCCTCGATCGCGTGCAGTTCAAGGGCATGGATTTCGAGGAGCAGGCGGAACGGATCAAGCGGGTAACGGAGTGCTACCACGTGACGTACATCGGGATCGATGTGACGGGGATCGGGCAGGGGGTGTTCCAGCTGGTCAAGCAGTTTTTCCCGGCGGCGAAGGGCTTCCAGTATTCGCCCGATGTGAAGGTGCGACTGGTGCTGAAGGCGCTGGATGTGGTGAACAAGGGCCGGCTGGAGTTCGACGCCGGCTGGACGGATGTGGCGGCCAGCTTCATGGCGATCAAGAAGACGACGACGCAGAGCGGCCGGCAGATCACTTTCGAGGCCGGGCGCAGCGAGGAGACGAGTCATGCGGACCTGGCCTGGGCATGCATGCATGCGCTGAGCAATGAGCCGCTGGAAGGCCGGTCGGCCAACAATCAATCACGGATGGAGATTTTCGGATGAGCAAGGAATTGATGGCGCCGGTGTTCCCGGCTGCGGAGTCCCCGGCGGCGGGGCGGATGGAGGCGTTTGCCTTCGGCGACCCGGAGGCGGTGCTGGACCGGCGGGAGATTCTGGATTACCTGGAGTGCCCGGATAACGGCAAGTGGTTCGAGCCGCCGATCAGCATGGACGGGCTGGCGAAGTCGAGCCGGTCGGCGGTGCATCATGCGTCGGCGATGATCGTCAAGCGGAACATCCTGGTGAGCTGCTTCGAGCCGCATCGGATGCTGTCGCAGACGGATTTTTCGATCTTCGCCCACGAGTTCATCATTTTCGGAAATTCCTACCTGGAAGAGCGGGACAACATGCTGGGCGAGCCGATGCGGCTGACGCCGCCCAAGGCGAAATACACGCGGCGCGGGCTCGACATGGATACTTACTGGTTTATCCCGAAGTGGAACGAGGAGCACAAGTTCAAGAAGGGTAGGGTCTTCCACTTGCTGGAGCCGGACGTGAATCAGGAGATCTATGGTCTGCCGGAATACATCCCGGCGCTGCATTCTGCCTGGCTCAACGAGTCGGCGACGCTGTTCCGTCGGAAGTACTACAAGAACGGCTCGCACGCTGGCTTCATCCTGTATTTGACCGACCCGGCACAGCAGCAGGAGGACGTCGACAACCTGCGCCAGGCGCTGAAGGATTCGAAGGGGCCGGGCAATTTCCGCAACCTGTTTGTCTATGCGCCGAACGGCAAGAAGGACGGCCTGCAGATCATCCCGGTCAGCGAGGTGGCGGCGAAGGATGAATTCGCCAGCATCAAGAACGTGACGCGCGACGACCAGCTGGCCGCCCACCGCGTGCCGCCCCAGCTGATGGGCATCGTGCCGAACAACACCGGCGGCTTCGGCGACGCGGCGACGGCGGCTGCGGTGTTTTCAGCGAACGAAATCGCGCCGCTGATGGCCCGGATGCGCGAGGTGAACGACTGGCTGGGCGAAGAGGTGATCCGCTTCAAGCCGTATGAGCTGGCGGTGGGGACAGAGAAGGCGCCGGAGAAGATTCCGGCACGGTGATCAAAACACGATCAAGAAAAAGGCCGCTTCGAGCGGCCTTTTCTATGGGCTATTGCCGAAGGTGGCGTTCGGCATCGGTGAGTGCCGAATCCATTTCCCGCTGCACCGCCCAAATCAACTCCGCCATGCTTTTTCCGTCCGGAACGTCGGCATCGTTGCAGCCGAGCAGCAGGGAAACCAGCGCATCAAGCCCGGAATTGAGGCCCTTGGCGCGATCAATGGCGTCCGTCGCCTTGAGAATATCGCGTGCCATGATTTAGCCCCTTTTTTCCGGCTGACCGTAGCATTCATCCTGCTCGATCTGGTCGAGCTCGATGGTCGGCACGCCGAGAACCAGGTTGATCTGGCGGAAGTGGTAATACAGGTTCTGGCGCTCAGCCTTCGTCTTCGCCGCCATCATCATCCGCAGCACCTTGTGACTCTGGTCCTGCAGCCTGAACGTATCCTTCATGTTCAAGCCATCGCGCATCAGCTTCACGCCACGAACCGGCAGGACGTGCTCGGCTTTATCGCGCAGCTCGGCTAGTAGCTTTTCCCGCAGTGTCTTCTCGGCCTGGATGAAGTAGCGCCGAACAGCCCGGCCGATTTCGTTGTTCTCGATCATCGCCAGTTCCTTGGCCATGTCGAGGGTCAGGTGGTAGTCGATGGTCGGGCGACCGCCCTTCGATCCCTTGGGGGTTTTACTCAAATTTGAGTAAAAGTCCTCGCCTTCGACGAAACCATAATCTTCAATTCGGCGATCTATCCAATCGTTGAATCGCGTCTCAACCTTGAGACTGGCGTGCAGGTCGCGGGCGTTGCAATACTGGATGGTTTCTTCGGTGATTTGTCCGGTGAATACCGGAATCAGTTGCTGAGCAGCCATGACGGCCTCCGTAGGTTTTAGATTTACCCACCGTAAGCGGGGTGGGAGAGCGCTCTAACGGCCTACGACCGCTGGGTCCTCACGGATACCCAACACTCCCCCATTGATCGGTGGAGCATAAACAACAAACCCGCCTGACTGGGCGGGGTACAGCGTAGGTTTTAGAACCGCCACAATACCCGCCCGTGTTACACGCGTCAACCGCCGCTGACGAACTGGCAGTCGCTACCGTAGGGGGTGCCGATCATTCGGATCATCTTCTGGCACTGAATCGCGACCTTCGCACCCTTCTTCAATGCGATGGCCTTGGCCTTTTCACCATCATCCATCTTCATGTGGGCCGGCATGAACTGATTCGATGTCTTCAGGTTGATCAGGATGTTGTCGAAAGCATCCTTGTCGATGGCCTGAACAGTCCCTGATACCTCAACAATCTTCCCTTTCAGCCGTTCATCTGTGGCGACTTCATTGTCTTCATAGGCTGCGAACAGCTGTCCTGCGCTGATCTTGACGACCTCCTTTGGTACAGGCGGCGTGGCCGGCGACGATGCACCGCCATCGCCACAGCCGGAGAGCGTTGCGCAAAGGATGGCGGACACGATTACAGCAGCACTTTGTTTCATGGGAATCCCCCTTCTGTAGAAATGCCAGGATTCTACCCCTACGTCATGGCATCCGCCTCCCCCTTAAAAATCTGCCTAAAAAACAGGCAAATCCCCCCCATATCGACCGCCAGCGCGCGGTCGGGACCCCGCCCCGCCCGCCCGCTTTTCGTGTGGGAAAGTTTGCATCATGCAAAACCGGACGGAGTTATGCACAGCAGAGCGCGAACCGGGGAAGGCGGTGGATTGAAAACGTCGCGAATCCTTGCGCCATGGGCATGCAGAGACGATGTGCAGCGCACGATCACCCCGCAACCCGGCTTGTTATTAGGGTTCGACTTCGGGAAATGGTAATCGCAGGTTTTGACCTAAAAACGAGGATTCAAGCCTTTGATTTAAATGGCAAAAACACGTTACCTTCAAAAGGTAATGTTAGGTAACCAAAAAGGTAATTGGTTTGCAGGTCATTGAATTAAAACGATATTTCAAAATGAATAAATCACTTTAAAAATAGTAATTTCGTTACCTATATATCACCTATAAATTACTTTTCATCATGTCTCGAAGTCGCTTATCTGTTGGCCGTTTCCATCGTTTTTTAATGGTCGATTACCTAAATTACCTTTTTCCGAAGGCCGCCAATAAAGCAGCCGATAGCCTCGCGCACGTGATGCGTGTGTGTGCGCGCGTACATTGTTTACATCCATCCACCCCTGACGGTATCGGCGACGGTATCTGCAGCATCGCAAGTTCTGAAACGACCATGCAGCGGCCATCGGCGGCCACTGTTAACCATTGAGTGGGAATGATCGACTATTGATCCCGGCGCGCAGGCCCGGCATTCGATGTGAAAAGCGCCCCGAGCGATCGGGGCGTTTTCATTTCTGGCGCCGCATGCCTCAGGCGGTGAATCTCGTTCTCGTG